TTCCTTGATTGTTTTTGAGCACAATGAGATCATCGAACTGATGATGCCAGATGGGATAGAAAACAGTTGCACTTGCATTACGAATACCGCCTTGACTACATGAACGTAAATCGCCAAACCTTTTCTTAAGGAACGGAATCATACCTGTGTGCATGATTTCGCCACCACGTATGGGCGATCCTAAAGGTCTTAAACGTCCAATTTCCAAACCAATGCCAGCACGTTTGCTGGCATACTTGGCCATCATCTCACCGCTAGCAAAAATACTATCCAAGTCATCGTCAGAACGAATGAGCACACAAGAGCTGAACTGCTTGGTAGGAGTGCCCAAACCAGCAAGCACTGGAGTAGCCAAAGTAAACAAACCGTCACTAGCGGCGTTGTAATATTCTTTGATATAACGCATGCGAGCTGTGTTAGGCTCTTCTTTATGGAATACTGTGGCTGCGGCGACCATGTACCTGACTTGCGGAGTTTCATATGTTTTTCCTGTTGAACGATTTTTCACAAGATACTTTTCGATCAACTGTTCAATGGCAGCATAAGAATACTGCTCATCTTTGGCGTGATCAATCATGCCTTGCATGCGATTCCAGTCGTCCTCTGAATACCACTCCAACAGTTCCGGAGTGTAAAGACCGACTTCTACATTTTTCTTTACTATCTCATACAAATGCGGAGGATCATAACTGCCATATACATCTTTGCGCAACATGCTCAGTCGCTGTTTGCCTGCTACGTACTGATAGTTGGTATGCCCAACATCAGGATTTTGTTCTACGTCAATGAGATCTACAATGGCTCGCAGAGTAATACCGTCAATTTCTTTGGTGGTAATTCCATCATAAAAGTGTAGTTGTGTGCGGATCTCAATCATGCTCTGGCTTACATCTGCTATGCCCGAACAAACTTTGGCAATTTGGGTTTGCCACTTTTCCAATGCTAATGGCTCGCGCTGTCCGCTGCGCTTGACAACTGTTATGTTTTTCATTTTTCGCTACTTTATTTGTGTTTTTATTTGTTCTTGACTGAGCCGGTGCCGGGGTTTAAGCGGCGCTAGATTGATATTTAACAACTGATCTCTGTCCCAATTCAATATATATTTCTTTTTGTCCACTAGGACTAAATTGTCGCTGCCAGTGTCTACCAATTCAGCATCTTGTATGTCCGGTCGATCCAATAGACTTATAGTATACAGTATTCCTAGTCCTCTTGCAAGTCCACAGAACAAATTGTCATCTAATAATTGCCAGGGATCGGGCCAGGTGGCTTGATCATCCCAGTGTAAATGGTAAGCACGCCAAGGAGTATCAAACCACCAGGCGTTTATGGCATGCAGGCATTGGTCAACTGGCATGGAGGCCGTTGCTACTCGCAGTTGATTCCAACTGGCCAATCTAGCATCAAAAGTTCTGGCCCACATTAGGCTAAATGTGTGACTGAGTAGTTTATTGTACCGGCTGTGCCAGTGCTGGTTGTGGTGTATTTCCAAACCACCGTACTGCTACTTTCTGTAACAGAGAATGTTACTCCTGGCGAAGTATTTTGCACTCCAGTGTCGCTGCCTTGAAGGTTTGTACCCGATGCGTCAGTGCCACGCACAATTGTGTAAACACCAGTTCTAACAGCGGTACCACGAGTGATAGTGTAGTTGATCTGCACAGCGGCAACCGCAGCGGCATCAAACGAGAATATCTGCGCAGCCGAACTCACATTATCTGCGAGAGTGAAAGTAACACCTGATTCACGAACATAGGTGCCTTGCAACAAGCGATAACCATTTTCCATGGCAATGCTGGCAGTGTTGTTGAGTTTGATTCTAGGATAGGCGGCTGCTTGTGCTGTGGTTCGCTCAAACATGTCACCAAGACAAACGTTGTTGGCAGTATCAATGTCAATGATTGCACTGGCAGCCAATGCGGCACCATTAAAGTGATTGCCCACGTCATAGAACACATTGTTGGTGGTGGTGTTCAAACTCACACCTTGCATCACAACGCCTTCCACATAGATGTTGTCGAACACATTGCTGATCAATCTCACACCAGATGGACCGCCATTAACAGGTGTGGCACCGCCTAGGTATGTACCTTGATACAGTGTGTCAAATTTGCAATTGGAAAATACAATGCCTTCAATCTGTTGATCGGTGTTGGTACCATATGTGAACCCTTTGAACGTGCAATTGGTAAAGTTTATGTGATTGTCAACCAAAGAAGTTGTGCTGGCCCAACGCACTGCCGCTATATCGTCTGTGGCCACAGTGAGTTCGGTAGTGGTCAAAGGTCCTTCAATTGTTACATTAGTCAATGCACAATCATGAGCACGTTCCATCAACACACCGTCCATTATCTGGTTAGTGACCATACGCATGTTAGATACCAGGATATTTTGAGGCTCGTATGGGCTCACAATGTTTATGCCAGTCTGTTGTGTACTGCTGGCCGTTCTCATTATGTAGCCGGGCAAACTGTCAGAGGCATGTGTGGTCACATTACCCCAATAGTATTGTCCGCCAATTTGGTCAGCAAGGCCAGTACCCGCAGGCACAGCAAAATTTGATCTATAATACAGGCTGCCCGACTTTACCAATACTCCGGCAGCATAGGCAACTGCGCTGGTCCATTCAGTCACAAAAAAGTTTAGTATGCTGCTTTCTGGACCTTCACCATACAACGTGGCATATGGTGGAACCAGTATGGTATCTGTAATCAAATAACTGCCAGCAGGGAAAAACAAACTTCTACGGATTTGAGGATTGGCCTGCACACAATACAATTGATAGAGAGCGCGGTTGATAGCAGCAGTATCATCTGTTACACCATCGCCGGTGGCTCCAAAATCAGTAACTACGCAATAACTGTCCAGTCTGCTTTGTAAACTTTGACTTACTGGTGAGCCTGCTGTGGGTCCAGTTTGTACTGTATATCCTGCGGCTGCGCCTTGATAGGTATAGGCTGTTTGAGTGGCTAAGATATCTGAATATTCTGTGAGAATTTCTACGTTATTGCGCTCGTCTGGTGAACCTTCAGCCAGTGTGCCGGGACCAATGAACAGTTGGCGTGTGTCGACTGCCCAGCCCAGTTCAGCAGGTGCCAATGGCTGCGGAAGATCTTCTTGCAGACCTTTGCGGTTGGTGATTCGTGATATTTGTACAATTGCCACAGTGTGATTCCTTGAGGTATCACATATTTAGCATGTAGTACTGTTCGACCTTTTTCCACCACAGTGAGCGGTATTTTTCAAATTCTGTGCCTTCCAGCACAAATTCTTGATATTTGGGTTGGCCTATTATGTTGTGATTTGCATCCAAGTCAGGCTTTACACACATCAAAACGACGCCTTTTTTGATGTGTGTGCCATGCAGTTCGTTGTGTGCTTCTGCGTAGGCGCACAGTTGAACAAAGTAATCATCAATCCATTCCCGTTTTTTGGGCTTGTTGGTTTGTTTATAGTCCAAAATGCTTTCTTCATTTAGATGAATGCCTGCGCCATCTGTTGTGCCCGCATACACGCCCGGAAAATACAACGGAACTTCAATACCCCAAAATTCACTTACATTTTTTAGTCCATCTTTGATCACTGTTTCGGCCATGGCATGACTGGGCCACGAAAATGGGTTTGAACCTCGTGCAGGTATAACGCCTTCTTTTATGTACTTTTCAAGATAGGTGTGCATTCTAGTTCCACGATTGGCTGCTTCAGTGGTTATCTGTTGCGCTCGTTCTACTCCTACTGATCGTCGCCAATTATGCAGTGCTGCCCGGCTTTCTTCACTTTTGGTTTTGTCTAGTATGGTGGTAACTGATGGCAGTTTTTTACCGTCCGGTGTTGCGTAGAATCTCTTGCCATCTACGGTTACCTTCGGTATAGGTTCGTAATTGAATTTGTTTTTGTACATAGTCATAATAAGCGCCGCGATTTTTCTTAGCGTGTTGTTGCATTTCGGCAATGATTGTAGATTTTGCCGGATCGAGATACAACGTTTGCAGGCTATTAATTATAGCACGAATGCGTTGTGCGGGCAAGACACATTCATCATAACTTTCGTCAATCCAGCGATCGAACGTAACAAAGCCCAATTGTTTGAGATTGCGTAGACTATGCCGCCCACTCAATAACAAAAAAGGTTTACCGGTCAACAAGCATTTGGCTGTTTTATCAGTGAACCATTGATTCTGATAATCGTCAGTTTCTGACACAATTTCAATTTGAAATTGATGCCACAGATTTATGTAATGAGCAGCAGCCCGGCCGTAATCAATACTGCCGGTTGGATTGAGCATGTCATTGTCAAACTTTCTCTCACGCATCCAATCAACTTCGGCTTGATAGTATTCCGATGTCCATTGGCTCAATATATTTTGTGCATGATCGGCAGCAAATGTAATAAATGTGTCTCCAGGAAAGGTGCGATCTAATGTATATGCCAAACGCATTCTACTCATGCTGAATCTACTGCCTGCCAACATGCCCACAAATTTTGCCGACGTGGTATCTTGATTTATATCATTTACTTTTATGAGATTGATGATATTTTCAAATGCATCCAATGGATAAGGAATCCACTGCCATTGGGGCAAACTGGGACTGATACTCAAAAAGTATATTTTGCTGTCAGGTATATTCAACCCCTGTTGAATCATTTGTATCCACCCTACAAGTCCCGGGGCACACACATCATTGCCATCTACGGCGTTAAAATAAAGAGATTGACCGTTATAGACATTGACCAATTGATCTTCGACCAGCGGTAGATTATCTATAGTGTAATTTTTTTGAAGAATATGCCTGAGATCTATCAAAATGCTGTCTGCGTCCGCCATTAGTAATTTTGGACTTTTAGACCCATTGATTTGCCACGACTTGTCATATCTTGGTCTAAGATCTAGCATGAAATTTATACTCTAAAACTTTCTCCGCAACCACAGCGATCGCGTTCATTGGGATTTACAAATTCAAAGCCTTCGTTCAATCCCTGACGCACATAGTCAACGGTGACACCCTTAAGATATACTTCGTGTTTTTTATCAACCAAGACCACAAAGTCTGCTTGAGCATAGTTGATGTCTGAATCCGATGGTGTATACTCTTGTACATATTCCAACACATAAGCCAAGCCAGAGCAACCGGTGGTTTTTACGCCAAGGCGAATGCCAGCATAGTTTTTGGCTTGCAGGAGTCGTTTTACTTTGGAATAGGCACGATCACTTAATGAAATCATACAATGCTTGTGCTATAATTTGATGTCCAATGATAGAAGGATGCTTTGAATCATCTATAACATTGCCATTGCGCGGCGCTTGAATAAAGTCTTGTGCATTTCGGTAACCAAGAAGTTGAGCACAAGTTTTTGGATACACTTTAGATAGATCAATACCTGGCAAATTGAGATCAACATCACTCCATCCCACAATGTAATAATCATTTATTCCATAATACTTGCTTATTTGCTGCATGGCTATAATATTTTTTAAGCACTCAAAACTTAATTGTTGAGTTGAACTGAAATGTTCAACATAAATCTTACCCAACAAAGTATTATTACCACTCTGCAGGTCGATTATATGTCCTTCATGAGATATTACACATGATCGAGCAGGAGTTGTTATAAAAAATACTGCGATGGTATCATTGGCCTGCATTTGTTTTACGTATTGCAATAATTCCAGCACTGTTCTTGAATTGCTACTGCCTGCTATACCACAATTAGTAAACTGAGACACCTCAAGCATTTGTGCTAACTGAGAACCAAAAGCATGATTGGAAATTTCATCCGGGGGCTGCCCTAATCCAACTCCAGTTACCCAACTATCACCAAAAACTACCAAATCAGGCATGCTTCTTTCTGTAGTCTTCTACCGCGGCTTTGATGGCGTCTTCAGCAAGGATTGAACAATGGATTTTGACTGGTGGCAGCGCGAGTTCTTGAGCAATCTCTGAATTTTTAAGAGCTGCCGCTTCGTCAAGTGTGCGGCCTTTAACCCACTCGGTAACGAGAGAACTGGAGGCAATCGCACTGCCGCATCCGTAGGTTTTGAATCTTGCGTCCGTGATGATGCCATCTTGCACCTTGATTTGCAGTTTCATAACGTCGCCGCAGGCCGGCGCACCAACCATGCCAGTACCAACACCCTCGTCGTCTTTGGCAAAGCTACCCACGTTGCGTGGGTTTTCATAATGATCAATAACCTGCTGACTGTAAGCCATATAATTTTGTTTCCTTTATCCAACCTATCAAACACTCTGATCCATATTTTTCTTTGAACTGATTTATGGCCTCAAACTGATTTTCTGCTGCCACAGTGGCCACATACTGTTTTACCACACCAATGGCATCAGTGTACTTTATATAGGCTTTCCAGTGTTTCATTGGCAAGTTCTTGTTCTGGTAATGGTGCCATCTGCATGTTGGGTTTCAGTCCAAGGTGAGCAGATGGCTCTTGGAGGCTGTTGCACAACCACTGTGGGTGGCGGAACATAACCGTAATTGTATGTGGGCTCGTAATAGTTTCTAGCAAGTGCATAACCAACCACTCCACCGATTACAACTGGTGCTACCCAATTCCCACCACGATGATAGTGGTGATGTTGTGCTTGGGCCGACACAGCCATGGTCACTAAAATGAGAGCAATGAGTTTTTTCATACGGGCCTCCTACAGCATAGTATACTGTATTTAACGCCTTGTGTCAACATTCAGTTGACTGTTTACATTGGGCGTTTCATGGCCGATTTGGCCATTTTGTTTACCACTTGTTGACTTTGTTGTACTGACAGTTTCTCTGGACCAATGTCAGCACCTTTGAATGTGACCATTCCAGAATTTGGATCTAGCGGTTCCAGCACACCACTCAGCGGAGGTTGACTGATGATGTCACCCAGATTCTGACTGGTGATGGGAATGCCTAAACTTTGAGCGGCCGAAATAAATGCATCCTGGCTGATTTGTTTTTGAGCGTTGGTATCTTCTGCTCGACCTGCAAGGAAGTTTACCAACCCTACCAATTTGTTAGGGTCGGCTCCGGCATCTCGAGATTCAACTTCGTCAATTCGCATTATCTCTTGGCGCGGCCAAGTGCGGCTGGGGGAACAGCGGCTGGCTCTTCTGGCGGCGGTGCAATTTCATTGCCAGCGGCAGCGGCAGCGGCATCTAAGTCATCCATGCCAGCATCGGCCATGTCGGCAGCAGGAGCAGGTGCACCACCCATGGCAGCCATGCCAGCGTCTGGTGGAGGAGTTTGTCCAGTTACCACACCAAGTGCTTGATCCAGTTGTTGTTTGGCACCTTGCAAGTTTTGTACCAAGCCAGTAAGCGCGGCAGTGGCATCTGTGTTGAATTGTTGTGCTTGATCAATGCCCACTTGGTTCTTGATCGAGTCAACCAGTGCAGGCAGTTCTTTGAATTGCATTTCGCTGGCATCTTCCAACATGGATTGCATCTTGTCAACCATGTCTTGTGCAGCCAATACCACTTGAGCCTGTTGCACTTCTGATTCTTTCAGCATGCGATAGGCACGGCGCAAGCGGCTTTCAGCTTGCATGAGAGCAGCACCAGCCACAAGTTTTTGTTCATCTGGTGTGAGACTTTGACCTTTAGATGCCTTGGTCAATGCTGTAACAGTTGCAGGATCTTTAAATTTTTGGATATTCTTGGTCATTGTGCCTGCTGCTTGAGCGCCAGTAGGAGTTCCAGGTGCAGCAGGTGCTGCCGGAGCGCCAGGAGCTGCTGGGGTACCAGGCATGGCCGCTTCTCTAATTCTAGCAGTAAGTGCTTGTTCCATCATCAACAGTTTGAGATAAGCCGGATTGCGCTCGCTTTGATGGAACGATGGTTGCCGACGACTTTCGCCAAGCACACTACGCACACGCTTTAACATCTGTTGCGCTTGCTTGCCAGTAATTTGGTCAAACTTCATGCGTGCGCCAAAATAGCTTTCAAATACACGAGATATTTGTTTAGTTGGCTTGGTTGCCGCTAGTTCTTGCAGTTTCATTTTGGAATCCCCTAAGTTGTATATATTTAGCCGAATTTAAACATTTTTCAAGTTCCTGATCTACCAAGGCATGCTGTTGAACCTTGGGTTGTAACTTGGTCAGTACCACTTCGCTAAATCCGTTGTCGCGACTGCGATCTGCCATTTGGCGTCTACAGTATATGTCCGCTGAAAGTGTTTGTTTTTTACTGTCTAATGTTTTGATGCTTTGAGCCAGGCGCAGTTGATTGTGTTTGTCTGCCACACACCAACTGATTGCTGTGCGTTTACTGCTAAATCTGCCTATTAAATTGTCACCTAATGTGTAAACTTCAAATGATTGTTGTGCCGGTCGCAAATGGTATCTGCCAAATGCCACATATCCACCTGATTCATCGTCCACAATCATGTTGTGAATGTTGCGCCGAATTTCGCGCTCGGCCCAGCGTTCTAATTTTTGTTCTTGGGTCATAGTTTGATTAGATGTGCAGCCGCCCAACCCAAGGCGCCCACAAGAGTAACAATTATGCCTACGCCCCAACTGATCAGTCTGTCATTGTTTTTGGCATTGGTGGCCTGTAACATACCGCGTAGTTCTGCTATCACACTGAAAAGAGTGGTAATCTTTTCGTCCATGCTTTCCAGTTTGGTTTCTAGAAGGCGATAACGCTCGGCACATAACTCCACGTGCGCTTCAAGACTTTTCTTTTCAATATCGGTTGTATCGCCCATTAGTTCTCCTGATCATTTATTTATGGTTTCGAACCACAAGTTTTGATCTGAGCCAGTCACGGTCAAACTGGGATTAATATTACCTGTTTCGTCCAAGCCCACAACCATGGGTATGCCAGCACATTCATTCAGCAGGCCATCAAGATTGTCAATGTCATTGTTGGTGGAATATACTCCAGGTGTTTCCACGCTGAATTCAAACTGCCATACGCCATCTGCACAGTGTGGTTCTGTAACAATAGTGGGTTGTGCTCGAAGACTGATCATTTGCATGATTGTTTCCCAATTGCGATGTTGATTTCTAGCACGATTCCAGTCATTGATGTTGTGGATCAGTCGACCTGTGCGATCAGGATAAGGCACTTGACTTGAGCGAAAGTGACCAGTGATGCCAGTGCATGTACAGTCAAATAGAGTCCTGCATAATATATTCATTCTGCGGGTATTTAACGACAAAGAAAAACCCCGGAGTTTTTAATTCCGGGGTACAAAGTTTACACTTTACTTTAGATTAAGAAGCAGCCAGTTTGAAACCAACGCTTGTGCAGCTATCCAATTGGATACCTGTGTAAGCGATGTTGGCAGCAGCCAAGAAGATTGCTGTGCTGGTTGTGGTAGGTGGGTTGGCAGCAGAGTTGCCAAAAGCACCAGTTGGGTATGTAGCAAAGCTGATAACGTTGCCGCTGTCAACTTGATACATTGCCACAGTAGCAGTTTGTTGGATAGCTTGAATCACGTTAGCAACGTATTCTTGCACGCCTTGTTGGTCAGCAATAGCAACGTTGGCAACCACGCGATAGAAGTCCAGTTTTGGACCTTGTGGTTGAACTGGTTGACCAGTGGTTGTAGAACTAGCAGCGATAGGACCATTGCGTGTGTCTAACGCAAATACTGGTTGTGCATCACCATTTACGGGGGTATAATATGCCATGATAAATTTCCTTAAAGTTAGTGGTCTCGGTGGACCTGCTTTTATTTAGTCTTTTGGCAAAATTTATGCTTGTTGCGGATTGTTTTGGGCTCTATTTCTAGCTGTGAAATCAAAGCGATTGACTGCTTTAGCATAGCCTGCAGGCGTGGCCATTACCCAGCCTTCGTGCCCTGGATCTTTCAAATCCAAGTTGCGCAATATGTCCAACTTTAAGTCGTGTAGTAGTATGAACAAAGTAAAAGCAGCAGCCAGGCCTTCTGTGTTTGATGCTGGGCTTTTTAGATACTCCACAATGTTGGCAAATTTGCGAGGGGTGACTTTGGTTTGTAGCCATTCACCAAACCCTGCCAACAGGTTGTCAAAGCTACCGCCAGTTTTAATTCGTGAGTTAATGTAGTCCACACACAGTTTGGCCAAGTCTGTGATTTGCATGGCCCGCAGTTCAGCAGGGTTAAACAGTGTATCAATGGCAGCACCTTTGCTTTTGCGAATTTGCTGAATCTGTTTGATCAGTGCATCTTGGCCCCTGGCTTGTGCAGGGTCTTGAGGTACAATGCCTTTGCCGTAAATGGGTTCAATCAACAACAATCCGGGCACATCATTGAATTTTACTCTGCTGAGTGGTTGCTTGGGTTCGCCTTGGTCAGCATACATAGTGTGCATGGCAATGCCGGTGGTGCTGTTGCGGATGCGTTGGCCCAGTGCGCTCTTGGCAGGTATGCGATATTCCACTGTGTTGGGTTTGAACACAAGATTGCCTGCTTCTTCTGTCCAGGGCTGTTGTGGGTAGTACAACAAATCACCTTTCACATAGCCACGGAAGTTGGTGGGTGTGGCTGCTTCCAACTGTGGCCAAAGATCAGCATACAACTGAGTGATGCCGCTGCGTTCTCCCGGTCTTGTGCTTTGTATCTGTGCCATCATTTTGGGCGATGTAGCAAGGCCGTCGTAGCCCTTGGCTTCAAAGCCTGAACCATCTGTGAGCACAAACTCGCCTGTGGCAGGCTTGCGACCAAATACCACAGCAGGTTTGCCATCCCACTTCACACTGGTAGTCTTTTGCGGTGCTTCGGCGGCATGTTGAATGATAGCCAATGCTTCGTCCACACCACGCGAGCCTTTGCGAAACACAAGATCTTCCAAGTGTTCGATGCCTTTGGCTCGACCACCAACGCCTGCTTCTTCTGCTTCGTAGATTTGATAGGGATTGGCTGCTTCTGCTTCAATCAAGGGCACCATGCCTTGGTTCACAATTCTATCGCGCAGTTTGGCCAAGAAGTGTACTTCTGTGTTTTCATTCACAGCACCTGGCTCTTGCAAGCCTTCTCTGGCTAGGTATTCACGGAAGTCTTTGAGTTTGGCATCACGGTCCTTGTCACGAGCCAAGGCAGCATAAATGCTTTCCACATTCTTGAGATTGTCTCTGGTGGCCTTTGGCCCCAACAGAGTTTTGGCCACATAGTCTGGATCCATACCGCCATCTACCAATTGATTTGTTGTACGGCTGAACATGCCATTGGCGCCCACTTTGAGTCCCAGTTGTTTAGCAATTGAACTCATCAACACATTGCGGTTCATGCCTTTGTAAGCAGAGTCTTCTGAGCCGCCATAGTAGAACTGTCCCCAATCCAAGTTTGGAAAGAACATAAAATCTGTTTGGACATACCCGTTTTGAGGATTGCCATTGATGGGAGTACGCAGGTGTACTTCGCCACCTTTCTTTACCCAGGCCTTGGGATCTTGACCGTGACTCACGGCCCATTGTGTTAGTTTGGCTGCCAGTTGTTCTTTTGATATTTCACTAGCATCCACTGCCATGTCCATGTCACCTGAAGTGGGTTTGCGGCCCGTTGAGCCTAACCAACGTTCACGTGGGAATTCTAAACCTGTGAGTGCTTCCAACCACTGCACTGTGGCTGCAACATCGCTTTGATTGATACGGCCGGTAAGTGGTTTGCCGTCCGCATCTTTGAATACGTTGCCGCCTTCTAGTAATCTCATTGTGTTTTTTCCAGTTTCATTCGTTGGTACAGTGTATAACTTGGGTCAAAGTTTTTGCTCCAGGTCAACGATTCTGCCATTGCTGGTGCAGGCACAGGTTTTTTTACAGGTGCAGTCATGCCCGGCATCTTCATTACATTTGCATAGTTGAACCCTGCAGGTGCTTGGGCCGGTGCTGGGTTAGGTGCTGGAGCGGGGTTAGTCGGTCGAGTACCCATTTGTCCAAATGCACCAGCACCCGGCTGTGTATTTGTTGGTTCTTCGGCTGGTGCTAGTCCAGCCGGTGCCGCTGGGTCTTTTGTGTATAAATCCTGGAGACGACGATATTCGGGCGCCATCTGCTTTACAGTTGCCACTATGTTGTCGGTATTGATTTGTAATTTTCCTGTATTGAGTGCATTGGCCGCTGCCACAATGTTTCTTGCAGCAAGAGTTTCATCTTTGACATTGTTCACCGTGCCAAGCCTAGCCCATTCTTTTGCTATATCTGTGGCAATTTCATTTTCTGCTTTTGCTATACTGGCAGTACCTTTGTTTTGACTGGCGGCCATGTGGCCGTATTTGCTGTAGGTACCTTGTTGTGCTGCCGGAACACCTGCTGTGTCCAATATCTTGTTGGCAAAGTATTCGGCAGTGTTGAGTGGTGCTGTTGCTAGCCCTTTGGCGGTACTAGCGGCATAATTACCTACTCCCTTAGCAACATTGGTGGCTACATTTTTGAGGACACCTTCGTGTACTGGTCTACGTGCGATTTCATGTATCTGCATTTGTTCTTCTCACTGATCTGGCAAACTTGCCTGAGTCTCTGGTACGGATAGCATTCAGCAATTTGCGTTGCAGATTTTCCGCTTGATCAGCTGGGAACTCTGCGTCGATCTGCTCTAGCAATCTAATAGCATTGGCAATGAGACTGGCTGCACGGTTTTCAATTAACAGGCGGCGATCACGCTCGATGTATAAATCGTCTAATTCTTCTAATAAACTGCGGGTGCGTTTTTGCATCTGCTCATGGACCTTTGGATTATTTATTTAAATTTACACATACAACTGGGTAATTAAATACCCTATGAACAACAGATTTTGCGTTTTGCCATGGTATGGTCAAGAAATAGGACTTCGGACTACTCCATGTTGTTTGTTGCCCCCAGACTGCGATATTGATCAGATAAAACAAGAGTTACTCAGTGGTATTCCAGCCGCAGATTGCAAGAAATGTTGGGATATTGAATCTACAGGAAATAAAAGTCGACGTCAATTTGAGAATGAATTTTTAGATTACAAATTAGATAGAGATTTAGAAAAACTTCAACAAGATTGTGTGGACTCAAAACACCAAACTCTACTGTATCAAATAACCACCAGTAATTTGTGCAATCAAGCATGTGTAAGTTGCAATAGCAAATTTTCAACCAAATGGGCACAAGTTGAAAAACACATGGGCATTAGTCCTAGAACTCAATATAAGATTGACTTAGACCCTAAAAACATCAATTATGGGTCGGCAAGAAGAATTAGTTTGTTAGGCGGTGAACCATTATTTGATCCAATAACTTTTGAGATTTTAAAAGGATTAATTGCCCACAATAACACCAGTTGTTTTATATCACTGATCACTAATGGTAGCATCAATTTAAACACCCAACAAATCAACTTATTAAAACAGTTCACTGATCTTAATATTTGCATTAGCATTGATGGTGTTGGCCCTGTGTTTGAATACATGCGCTGGCCCGGCAAATGGAGTAACCTATTAGAAAATATTGAACAGTACAAAAGCATAACAAAAAACATCAGCGTGAGTTATACTATCAGTTCATTAAATGCCATGTATTACAATCAAACTGTTGAGTGGTTTCAACAAAACAATCTGGTATACAATCACAATGTTGTTTCTAAGCCAATTTGGTTATCGTTGGAGCACATGCCGATTGTGCTGAAACAACATTTTACAAAATATAATAATTTTATTTCAATGTATTGCAAACCGAGCGGAACTGAGATATCACTAAAAACACTAGCACAAAACATTGCCAAACAAGACCTTGCAAAAAGAATAACCATTAGAGATTACATGCCCCAAATGGCGTCTATAATTTTTGATAATTTATAAACTGCGCAACTGTAGGAAACACGTCGGCTATGTTTGAATTTCTGCGATGATCATTTTTCCTTATCTCTTCTAAAACTTTTGTTAGGTTGTGTTTTTGTGTTCCTAATATGTGTGATTGTTGCAACCAAGGCTGGCAGTAGTTAGTTTGCGATTGAAAATGCTTGATCATTGCATCAGGCATAGACTCAAGTCCATATATTCCAAATGCTTGATGTGTGTAGATTTCTATGTCGTCACCAAATACAGACTTTGAAAAATTTTGTTTATGCCAATTGTACACATCATTGAGACTCAAAACATTTAAAATACTAGCAGTCACAGTCAATGACAACATGCTGTTATGAGGCAAGTTTTTTTGCCACCAAAACAAGTTTTCTTCAACTTCTTGCCACCGGGCTGGATATCTTAGATAGTCAAATTTTTCGCCAATGCCATCAATGCTAAAACTTATTCGAGCAAATTTAAATTTTTCAATGAGCTCTCGTGTTGATTGATCTATGCGCTGAGTACCATTGGTGTTGTACATCAATTTGATTTGACTAACATCTGTATGCTCAACCAAGTGCTGCAATATTTGTTTGTGAGTCAGCGTCAAAAACGGTTCTCCACCCCACATGCGAAGTTCTCGCAAATTTGCAAGATCAAGTGTTTGCAATTTTGTTTTTATAAAATTGTCTATGTTGGGTCTAACATCAACACTGTTTATTCCTAACTCGTTTCTCCAAGTAGTGCTCAATTCAGGCCCGCAGGTCACACAGGCCAAATTGCAAGTGTAATCAATGTTAACATCAAGATACTGAATGCCAGGATCGTATGTTTCAACGCCATGCGTTTCAAGATAACCCAATCGCATGCTTTTTTTGTTTGACTGTTCTTGAACAATGCACTTAGAACAAAAAGATGCAGGCAAAGTCTGCTGTTGATTTTCAACACGCAGTTTAATCAAACGTGGATGGAAGAAATCAACCTGATCAGAAGTACGAATTGTTTGGTTAGCCCAACAACATACTGAGTATGCTAGTGATTGTTTGCTGATCTCATTTAAAATTAATCCATGATGTATTCTAGGGCAGTATTTGCTCATGATGTTTTGATTTTGCCCAACAATTGTTTGAGTTTGGCACTTTGTACATCGGCTGTAACCTTGGGCGTTTCTATGTCAAAACCTTCCTTGGCTTGTGGACGTTCCCAAGGTGGGGTCTTGGCATCATCTGCGGCGGCAGCACTAACTTGGCTTTTTGCTTTGATCGAGTCCATGATACTTGAACTGGGTTTTTTGCTGAACCCGTTTTCATTGTCATCCCCGCCTTCATCAGTAATACGCATGGTTTCAATGTTGTACTCCAAATCAATCTTTTGACCAACACCTGTGGAACTTCGAGACTTCATACACTGTATCTGATACTTGCCACGCTCTTTCATAGCACGACTGGTAAAGATACCAAACACATTATCTGCTGTGTTAATCTTTGAAATACCACCTGAAATGTGGCTGTGATCAAATTCAATTTCTTCCACTGCTGATCGATTCAACTGTGATGCTGTGACCATTAGTATGCCCAACTCTTTGGCCAAGTTGCGCAGTTCTTCACTCACATACTTGTCTTTCACAAACAAGTCGTTGGGGCTGACTTTTGCACTCACAGGCATCAGCAAGTCCAAGTAGTCAATCATCACAAAGTCCACTTTCTTGCCTGTTTGAATTTGATACTCTTTCAAATATGCACGAATGTCATTGATGTTTGATTGTGCTGGCAAGCCTTTGACCTGATAGTTGCCGGCTTTCTTGGCCACCAGTTTGACTTTGAGTTCTGTGGTATCAATGTCCTTGCGAATATCCTTGGTGCTCATGTTGGTTAACATGGCATCAGTTCGCAAACTTGTAAGTTCTTCACTCAGTTCCAGTGTGATGTATACACCACTTAGTCCTTGCTGTAGCCAGTTCAGCGCAATGTTCATCATCACAAGCGATTTACCTGAGCCTGATCCTCCGGCAAAGATGTTGAGTTCGCCGCGGCTGAATCCACCGTACAACAATCTATCCAGTTGCGGCCAACCTGTGCTTACTTGTCCACCCGAGTTGAAGTATTTCTCAATGCGAGACTTAGGATCAGCAAAGTAGTCTGTGCCCATGTCTTTAGTGAGTGATATTT